ACCAAGTTCTAATTCTGCCACCAAATAGTTGGGTGTCAGGCCATCATCGTTTGCCCTAGACCCGCCTACCGGGTTCCAGTTCCACTGAAATATCCTGCTTCCTTCACCCGGAAATCCGTCTACCAACAAGCCAGAAACTGTATAGCTCAAGTCCCTGCGCGGATCACGTAGACCCTGCGGGTCATCTACCGGGTACATACCCAACTGCAACTGCGGCTGATCCGGTGTCCAGCAAGTTGGGCACACCAGCAAGTTGTAGGTTTTAGTCTTGACAACTTCCTTCTTCAGTTGTTTCAGCTTGTAGCGAAACCCACAGCGGTCACACTCCGCTATCGCATTCTTACCTGATGCAAACCTATTGCCCATGACTACATAAATTGCTGGCGCGGTACAAATCGCACAGCAGCTTTCTCTCGGTCTTCATCTTGGGCAAACTGCCATGCTTCATCATATTGCATCTTCAATACCTGTAAACGCTCCAGACCATTGGGCAGCTTGAGCGCCAAGTAGTAGGCCAGCCCTGCTGCTACACAAGGTATAAACCTGAACGGCACATCCATCGTGTCAGAGCCATCTCCAGCGTTCTGGGTTCTACGCAGCCGCCAGTACACAAAGGTGTAGGTCTGGGAGCCATCAGGCGTGGGCCAGACGGTCACTGCCGGGGGGTTTGATACAAAGACTGCTGTGGTGCTTGTGTGCGTTGCTGCGGTGGTGTTAGCCTGCCCTCTAGCGCAGTCTGTCAGAACATTGCCCACGATGTAGCCGTAGTAGATGATCTCGTTGTCCACCTTGATGTACCCGGCAGCAGCTAGTCCTATGACTGAACTTAGGGTGATGGTGGTGGCTGTCGCGGTTACCGCTCCATTCAAGGTCAGCGTTGTGGTTGATGTCTGCCCGGAGTTGCGCTGCACCATGACCTGAATGGGTCTGGCTTGAGTCAGCTTGTTGGGTAGCGTAGCGTAGGTACTAACGCTGATGCGGGTGATGGTCAGGTCTGCTTGGTTGGATGTCGAGTTGGCATCGGTGCGGATGACATGCTCAAGCAAGTCTACGGTGTCTGTGGGTAGCGCGTAGGTGTTTAAACCTTGAGTCAGGGTGAACGATCCCTGCTCAATTGTCCACATGTTGACGCCCCGGTTGGCCCAATCCGCAAACATGATGTTCAGGGAGCGCCGTGCAGTACGCATGTCATAGCCAGAACGAAGCTCAGAACCCGCACGTTCAAATGCGTCTTCTATGACTTCACTCAAGTCCATGTCGAAGGTGGCTACGCCTGATGTAGTCATTATCTAAATCCTGCTGTTTTCTTGGCAATCGTTTTAGGCTGTGCTACAAACTGTTTCCCACTTGCTTTACCTGCTCTCTTGGCTCTAGTTGTCGCAGCATACTCAGCAGAACTGAGACTTTTGATTGCGGCTTCAGGCAAGTACCGCTCTCCCGTCTTACTCGACGGTTTACCAGATTTGGTGCGCCATTTCTGGTCGCCCCAATCTTTCAGGGACTGCTGCGGAGCTTTCAATCTTTGTACCCGCCACCTGCGGCCTTGTATCGTTTAGCCATAACCTGCGCTTTTCTCGCGCTCCATTGCCCCGCGCCCGTGCCTACGATTGCCGCAGCCTTGACGCTGTTGAAAATCCGTTTGCGAAGGCCGGGTTTGGTGTAGTTGCCAGCTTCATTTACCTTTGACTTCACAGCCCCACCCTCTTTGTATTGAGTGAAGTCAGTGTCATCACGCCGAGCTTTCTTCTTGCCACCGGGCATCTTGCTGGGGTCAATGGCCCCCATACCGCGAGAGGCTCTCATTTAGCACCGCCTTTGGGTTTCTTGGCTAGAAACAGCTTGTCAACCATCTCCACTCGCTGTGGTTTGGTTGTAAGTTTGTCAATGATGCCAAGCCGCTTGGGTTTACTTGCATCATAAAACCCAGCCTTTTTCAAAGACTGAACTACTCGCTTTGGCCCTGCGGAGGTTGCCATATCAGCACATCCGTCCACGGGTCTTACCCCGTTGAGCTATACCATCACCCCGGCTGGATGCTGAGACTGAGCCGCCAGATGCGTAGCTTTTGACTGCCCCGCCTTTTTTCATTATTTTAAATTTGTTACCGCCTAATTTGTCACGCACAGCTTTGCTTGTTTCTGCGGAAGCATCTTCACGCAAGCCAGAACGGCGTGCGTTTTCTTTTAGCATTTCTGCTCGTTGTTCTGCGGCACGCCCACTACGCTCTGCGGCCTTAGCGCCAGCTTTATCGTAGCCAAGCCTTGGTGTTGGTTTTGGAAGCGCCAACGGTTGTGATATATCTTTAAGAATTTCTAGCTTCGGTTCACGATAAATTGGTTCGCCCCGTTTTACAAATTCTTCAGCAGCCTCCCGACCAAACAGTTTACCGGCTCCAGCTTTAAGAAGGCCCGCCGCGCCACCCGCAAGATTTTCAACGGGGTAGGAACCTTCTAACGCTTGCGACTTTTCCATTGCGCTACGTTTTGCTTTTCCCTCTGGAGTTTGTGCGGCTTCTTGTGCTTTTTTGTAGGCTTTTAATTTTGAATTGTGTAAGTCAACTTCCGCTTGTACTTTACGATACTCTTTTTCGTCTTGGTCATCATCAAATTGTTCCGCAGTTAGCCCACGCCCACCACCAGACCCACCAGAAGAACTGGGGGTACTAGGTGAGGGAGCGTTTCTACGTTTTAGCCCTGCTGCTTGTTCATGTAGTCTGTTAAATCTTTGTCAGCACCAAACTCTTTTTTAAACGCATTTAATTGTTGCAGGGTGACTATTGGGGGTTTAGCTTTTGGCGCTGCCGGGGCTTCTGCTGGCGCTGCTGGGGCTTCTGCTGGCGCTGCTGGGGCTTCTGCTGGCTCTGCTGGGGCTTCTGCTGGCTCTGCTGCCGGAACCATAGAACGCGATACGGAAGCTGCTGGCGCGTCTCCGCTTTCCCCCCTCGCCAGTCGCGCCATACGTTCCGTCTGCTTTTGGCGAAGTTGATTTAGGGTTTCGTCGCTTACCTCTGACCCCTCTTCGCCATTAAACCTGCGTACTTTTTTCATGTGAATCTACCTTTGGTTTTGCCGCGCTTGGCTATGCCGTCTGCACGGGAAGAAACGGAGCCACCCTTGGCATATTTTTTAGTGCTTTTACGCACTCCTTCTGGATCCATTGGGGGCTGCGGCCCTTTACCAGAAACAGTGTAAATGTCAGAGTTTTGTTTGTCTTCGTAGTCAGCAAGTTGCTCGGCAGTGGGGCCACCTTGCTCCCCGCGCCCCGCGCCCATGCGCCCAGCGCCCGTGTTTTCGGCTTTTCTTAACGCTTCTGCAACCTCATTGGAAGAATATTTTTTTGTTCCGCTAAAAAACCCCGGAATTGTTTTCAACAGCCTCATACTATCAGGAGTGGGTTTTCCAAAATAATAGTTTTGCAGGGCATCATTAGCGCGATCATCATAAGTTGCCATAACGTTCTCCTAGCAAGCCCTGCCGCCGCTTTTCATTTTGATCTGCGTACCTTTGGTTTTGCCTTTGGAAGCAACACCGTCAGCCTGACGAACAAACCCGCCGGTTGCCATCTTCTTCATGGCAGAGTCTTTCATCATCTTGCCATCAGGCATTTTATGCTTGCCTTCTTTTTTCTTGGCAATCATTGCCATGAAACCGGGGTTCATTTTCGTAGCCATATCACCACCTTTTGAGAAAGATTTGCCTTTGTCGGCGTTAGAGAAATCCTTACCCACGGACTGTGGGATACCTACCTTCTTGGCAAAGCCCGGATTGTGGGCTATTGCCTCCATAAAATTGTGCTGCTTTTTGCTGGAGCTTGGCATTTAGCAGTTCCACGCCCGCAGACTTTTATTGATACGCGAGTTCGGGTCGTTGGCCGTCTTCTCGCTGGTCAACTTTTTCTTCATGCCAGTCATCCTTGCGCAAAAAGAGTCGCGCCGGGAGCCGCCCTCTGGCTGCGGAGCTTTCAGTCCCGGCTTGCCGGGGTTGGCTGCGTTGTAAGAGGCTCGACCCTTGGCGTTCAAGCCGCCCTTCTCGGATTTGCCCTCTTTGCGTGTCCATGCGGGACTAGCCATAGAACACCACTGCGGTAGTAGATGCGGCACAAACTGCCGAAATGTTTGTATCGCACCTAATACCTTCTCCGGGAATTGCAACATAGATTGATCCAATTGCGGCTGGCGCAGTAAAGGAGAACCTAGCAGTTCCACCTGTACCATCATTGAGAATAACTGTTCCGCCTGATGGGTAGCTAATGGTCAAACCCTTGATACGGGCTGGGCCAGCAAAAATAGTGGTAGTTGTATTAGCTGCCGCCGCGCCGCTTTTTACGTCTGTTTGCATCATAGTCAATCTCCAGTTGTGGGGTTACCCCCGAAGATTAAGCTGTGCGTGTAAACACGTAGGCTGTTGCGCTAGAGAACATCAGCGTGAACCGGGCCAAG